CAAGGGCAAATGCTTGCCATTATTGTTGGGTTGTTATTGTTCCTGTTAGGTTATGGTATCTACTTAACCTTCGGTCCAGGTGGTAAAGAGTTTGTTGATGCAATTGATGAACATGCTAAAATGCATGAACTGGGAATTGCACATACTCATAAGGAAGGCACGGTTCGTGCAATAAGAGCAAAAGAAAAAAATAACGAGGAATCATAATGGATTTTTTGAAAGAGATTGTAAAAGAGATAGGAGATGAGTACACCCAACTCGCCAAAGACATCGACGACACCGAATCTTACATTGATACGGGTTCGTTCATTTTTAATAGCTTGCTATCAGGTAGTTTGTTTGGTGGTGCGTCTCGTAACCGTATTACCGCCATTGCTGGCGAGAGCAGCACTGGTAAGACTTTCTTCTCCCTCGCAGTTGTCAAGAACTTTTTGGAAAATAATCCTGATGGTTACTGTCTCTATTTCGATACTGAAGCTGCTGTTAATAAAGGGTTACTTCAATCTAGAGGCATTGACCTAAATAGGATTGTGGTGGTAAATGTAGTCACCATAGAAGAGTTTAGATCAAAGGCGTTAAGAGCAGTTGATATATACTTAAAAAAATCTGAGGAGGAACGCAAACCCTGTATGTTTGTGTTAGACTCTTTAGGAATGTTGTCTACTGAAAAAGAAATCAGAGATGCATTAGATGATAAACAAGTCAGAGACATGACCAAATCTCAACTTGTTAAAGGAGCATTCCGTATGCTAACATTAAAACTTGGTCAAGCAAACATACCCCTTATAGTTACAAATCACACATACGATGTTATCGGTAGTTACGTCCCTACTAAAGAAATGGGAGGAGGCAGTGGCCTCAAGTACGCCTCGTCTACGATCATTTATCTCAGCAAAAAAAAGGAAAAGGATCAGAGCGAAGTTGTTGGAAACATTATTAAAGCTAAGACAGCTAAGTCAAGACTCAGTAAAGAAAATAAGGAAGTAAATATACGTCTTTATTTTGATGAGAGAGGATTAGACCGTTATTATGGTCTACTCGAACTTGGTGAGATAGGAGGACTGTGGAAAAATGTTGCAGGTAGATACGAGATTAATGGTAAGAAAGTATATGCCAAAGCAATATATAAAGATCCAGAAGAATATTTTACAGAAGATATATTACAAAAATTAGACGCTATAGCAAAAGAAGAATTTAGTTATGGTATGTGATGGAATCACTTGAAGTCACCATCCTTGAAAATCTCATTTATAATGAGGACTATTCTAGGAAGGTAATCCCTTTTTTAGAACCAGAATACTTTCAAGAGCAAGGACAGAAGATAGTCTTTGAAGAGACTGTTCAGTTTATTGCTAAGTATGATTCACAGATAACTGTTGAAGCATTACTTATTGAGGTCTCAAATCGTAGAGATCTTACAGAACAAAGTCTTCAAGAAATACAACAATTGGTTGGTACTCTTGAGAAGCGTCCACAAGATCAGCAGTGGTTGTTAGACTCTACTGAGAAGTGGTGTAGAGAACGTGCTATTTACCTAGCACTAATGGAGTCTATTAGTATTGCTGATGGACAAGATGATAAGAAAACACAAGATGCTATTCCTACAATATTATCTGATGCTCTAGCAGTATCCTTTGATAATAATATAGGACACGATTATTTTGGCAATGTTGATGAACGTTATGAGTATTATCATAAGAAAGAAGAAAAGATCCCATTTGATCTTGAATACTTTAACAAGATTACAAAAGGTGGAGTACCGAATAAGACTCTCAACATTGCTCTCGCTGGCACAGGTGTTGGAAAATCTTTATTCATGTGTCATGTGGCAAGCTCAGTGTTGTTCCAAGGCAAAAATGTTCTCTACATTACAATGGAAATGGCAGAGGAAAAGATTGCGGAGAGGATTGACGCTAATCTACTTAATGTCAACATACAAGACATAACAGATCTTCCTAAATCTATGTTTGAAGGGAAGATTCAGAATCTATTAACTAAGACACAGGGACAACTTATAATTAAAGAGTACCCTACTGCGTCTGCCCATTCAGGACATTTTAAAGCATTGTTAAATGAACTTGCATTGAAGAAGTCCTTTAGACCTGATATAATATTCATTGATTACTTAAACATATGTGCATCATCGAGGTATCGTGGTAATTCAACTGTCAACTCTTACTCGTATATTAAAGCGATTGCGGAAGAACTTCGTGGACTTGCTGTGGAAGCTAACGTACCGATCATTAGTGCTACTCAAACTACTCGTTCTGGTTACGGTTCTAGCGATGTTGACCTTACTGACACGTCAGAGTCTTTCGGACTCCCTGCTACTGCTGACCTTATGTTCGCTCTCATATCTAGCGAGGAGTTGGAAGAGATGAATCAAATAATGGTCAAGCAGTTGAAGAATAGATACTATGACCCTACTCTAAACAAAAGATTTGTCGTAGGTATTGACAGATCTAAGATGAGGCTGTATGATGTCGATGACGCTCAGAAAGATCTGGTTGATGCTGGTGCTGAAGAGCAAGTCGTTAAAAAAGTACAGGGTAAAAAATCCTTTGCAGAACTAAAGTATGATTGATTTTAAACGCTACGAAGAGTTTGTTGATGCTGTTACATCTGACAGTTCTAAAGACTTTGTTGCACTAGCTGACCGTATGGGTGAGCTTGATAGACAAGGTGCTAACATAGAACGTCTTTTAACTGCTGCAGTTGGTATCTCTGCTGAAGGTGGTGAGTTTACAGAGATAGTAAAGAAGATGGTATTCCAAGGCAAGCCATGGAATGAAGATAACAGAGAGCATCTTATTATAGAATTGGGTGATGTACTATGGTATGTTGCACAAGCATGTATGGCATTAGAGATTGACTTTGATGATGTTATCAAAGGTAACATTAAGAAGTTGGAGAAGAGATATCCTGGTGGTAGTTTTAATATAGGACAGTCTGAAAACCGTGCAGTAGGAGATCGATAATGCATTTAGTTTTACCTGTAATTTGCATTGGACTTATTGTTTTAGTCATAGTGTATTCAGTTATTAATAGATATGATCCTCACGCATGAATAACGCAGATCGTTACTTACCATTATTCTCATCTAATGTATTTCAATTACATATAGATTATGATTTGGATGTATTGAAAACTAATAAGAGTTTTATCTATGCAGCCAATCAAAATAGAAAACGTGAAGATGAGAACTATAGAGCATTGGAATCTTTCCCACCTGTTAGAGATCATCTTGCAGAAAGATTTAAAGAACTCGCTAAGAATTTTTTAAAATTAGATTCTGATTTTGTTATAACTACGTCTTGGTTTACTATTACTGAAGAAGGTGATGGTGGTACATCACAATATCATTTTCATAAGAATAGTTTTTATAGTGGTGTTTTATATTATGATGAGTATAAAGAAGATAGTGCTCCTATAGAATTCATGACTCCTTTGGAGTTTCATTCTGATTTTTATTTGGAACCAAAAGAATATGATCTAGCTACTTCAACCTCTTGGAAGATACAACCTAAGAAAAATATGCTTGTATTATTTCCAAGTTACTTAAAGCATCAAGTAGGAAAACATATTGGATCTGAACCAAGATATTCTTTAGCATTTAATATTGTTCCTACAGGAAGTTATGGTACATCAGATTCTTCTGTTCATACTCAATGGTTAACTGGACAATCAACAACACATGAATTAGAGTCTGGATATAGAATAGGGGGTAGTAGATTATAAAGATAGTTGATAATTTTTTAACACATAAAGACTTTGAGAAAGTCTTTATGAAATATTCTGGTAGTGGTGATGAAACTGTATGGGGAATACAGAAAGGTGGTAATGATCATAGAGGATCAGAGTTTTTATTTTCTCATATAAAGGATGATAATTTTTTTACCGATTACTTGTTCTCTAAAGTTGTAGATCAATTGGATGAGAGTTCATATGAATTAGAAAGAGTATATTTTAATGGGCAGTGGAGTGGAAGAGAATCTGATTTACATCAAGATGGTTGTGATATAACAGCACTCCTTTATATGCACAACAGATACGAGTATGGATGGGGTGGATTTACTGAGATTATAACTAAACCAAATCCAATTTTAATACATCCTATACCTAACAGACTATTAATATTTCCTGGTATGAATTCTCATAAAGCATACTCTTTTGCATATCAGACATGTCCTTTAAGAGTCACTCTGGCTTTTAAAATAAATAATAACAGCAGGTGAATAATTATGAGAGAAGATTCTATTTCCGATGCTTGGTCAGAGTCTAGGATTGATAAACCAAAAAAATATAATATGCCTATCTGGTTAACTGATGAGGACTTTGATTATATTGTATTAGCACTTTGGAAATGTCGTAAGAATGCTGGTGAATCTAAATGTGCTGAATTATATACTAGGTTTAAAGCAATACAAGACGCTGCCAAGAATAAATAATTCAGGAGACCTGTGTCTGACTAATGGCAATAAAACAAGAGAGTGATCTACTTAAATTAAACAGAGCACTTCAAGAATTTCAAAGGAATGCTAAGGACATTGATGATGTTGAAGAACAAGTCAAGGTAAAACAAGCTGGAAAGACTGTAGTAAAATATAATGTTATGACAACCGATAGGGAAACTTCTCGTGATCGGGTAGAGAAAGCATTGAAGAAAGAGTTTAATGGGTTAGTTAAACGTGAGCAGCTATCTGTATCATCGATGGCATGCACGGTTATAAATGCAAAAGATAAGATGAAATATGTTTTCATCTATAAACCAACTAAGGGTGGTATGTCACAGACCACTTTGAATTCTTCTATAACAGAATTATATCCATGTATAGCATTTGAAAAAGGTATAAAGATTACTGCAGTATCAAAGATGGAGGTTAAAAAATTCCATCAAAAGATAGAGGCTGCATGGAGTAAAGATTTAAATTGTTTTGTGAATGATAAGGATGCATTAGCAGGTAGAGATTTCATTGCTAATGCTGAAAGAGGTAAGTTTGAGGAGAAGATCAAGAACGCAATTAATATATTGAGATGGTTGCAAGGAGTAAATAGAAAGCACAAGATTAAGAAAGTTGTTTGGGGTTATCGTGCTAAACCTGCAGGCATTATGAGTAATCATCCTGGAGATATATTTGTACAGTTTATGAATGATAAGTGGTTAGGTGTTTCACTTAAAGCAGGTAGTGAAAAAACTAATGAACCAAAACTCAACACGTATGTTAAACCTATCTTTGATTATTTTAATAAGTCTAAAGATTATGATAAGATAAAGGATAAATTATGGCCTCAGTATATGGAGATACCTGGTATAGAAGAGGAGGATAAGTCTAAGTGGGGTAAGAATGACCTAGCATTAAAGACATATGTATTTGAAAAAGAAGATAGGGAATCCGAGAAGAAGTATAATGAATTGTATGATAAGAATCTTGCAATCATTAAAGATGAATTGATTAAACTTATAGGTGATCCAAAGAATTTTGAGAAAGCAAAGTCATGGATTACAGAAAAGGTGGCACAACAGCAGCAAGATGTTCCTTTAGTTGTTGTTAAGGCTACTCAATATACAGCAAGAAGGGATAAGGCAAGTGATCTTCTTGTTGAAGCAGTTGCTGCTGTTAAAAAAATCAGTGCAGAGATAACAAAGGTGGGTGGAAAGCAAGCCTTCACTGTCAAATTAGTTGATGGTACTAAAGTTAAGATGGATTTTACTGCTCGTACTAATAAGGTGGGTGCTAATCATAAGATGGGACAGTTTACTAACCTTGCGGTGAAATTCAATAAGGTCAGCCAGATATAGAACTGGCACACTACTGGCACACAACCCTCTGAAATGGATTATAATACAGAGGTATTCGAGACACACACATGCCAAACAAGCACCTTCGTCATCCAGAAGATTCAGTTTTGCACGGAAGAAAGGTAGTTTGGGAGACACTTAGAGAATTGGTTAAGGCAACGAGGTTGTCTGTCAAATGGGATGGAGCACCTGCTATAGTATGGGGTACTAATCCTTCCAACGGACAGTTCTTTGTTGGCACTAAGTCAGTTTTTAATAAGAGACAGGTTAAAATAAATTATACTGTTGATGATATAGTATGTAATCATAAAGGACCAGTGGCAGATATTCTTAAGTTATGCTTGGAGTATCTTCCTCGTACTGATCGTATCATTCAGGGAGACTGGATAGGTGTTGGTATGTCAGGTAGATTGTATCAACCTAATACTGTTGAGTATCTCTTTCCAGAGGAGATTCCGCAGAAGATAGTTGTTGCACCTCACACAGAGTATACTGAGGTCAGTCCTGAAGCGGAAGCAAAGATTGGTCTTACCTTAGAATCAACTGAGGATTGTTTCTTTGTTGATACTAACAACGCACACATCAAGCCACCACTAGGATGGAGACACTTGATACCATTCATCATTCCTGTTTGGAAGATGAAAGCACCTGTCCAGAAGAAGGGATATAATTATTATTTGATGGAGATTTCTAAGCATATAAACAGTTATGTTTGCGTGGGTTGGTGGGAAGATATGTCTGCTGAACAGATGTACTCTGAGTTAGATGATAAATATAAGAGTGAGGTTAATGTCTATACCTTTAAGGTGTGGTTTATGATCCTCAATTTGAAACAGCGTCTACTAGATGCAATTGTGGTAAATGGAAATGTTGAATGTTTTATTAAAGGAGATCCTTCTAAACATGAGGGGTTCGTGATATGTTCAGACAATCCATACAAGATTGTAGATCGTTGGGAATTTAGTAAAGCAAACTTTAATCTAGATAGAAATTGGTCCTATGAAGAAGTTTAGTGCATTCTTGAAGGAGGCTAAGAAGTCTCTTGCTGCACAGGAAGCTGAAAAATTACAACTCACTCATGTAGGTTACGGTAAATTTGCCGATGTAAGAGGCAACGTAACTCACATGAGTAAGGCAGGTAAACTTATAAAACTTAGTCCTCAAGAGGTAGCAAATCAAAATGGAACTGCACCCCCAGAAGAAGAAGGCGGCCAAACTCAGAGCGATCAAGGTCCAATATCTATTACTTTCGGAAGATTTAATCCACCTACTATTGGACATGAAGCTTTAATTAAAAAGGTAGCAAGTTCTGGTAAGAACGGAGAGTATAGAATATATCCTAGTAGAACAGAGGATCCTAAGAAGAACCCATTGGATGTTGGTTCTAAGATAGGTTTTATGAAGCAATCATATCCAGACCATGCTGATGCTATACAGAATAATGAAGAGATGAAAACTATATTTGATGTGCTTAAGACTGTTGGAGAAGAGGGATATAGTGAGGTTAACATAGTAGTTGGTGGTGATAGGGTTAGTGAGTTTACTTCATTAGCAACAAAGTATAATGGTAATCTTTATAACTTTGATCAGATCAATGTAGTATCTGCTGGTGACCGTGATCCAGATGCTGATGGGGTAGAAGGTATGTCTGCATCTAAGTTGCGTAAGGCAGCTGCCGATAATGATGGTGAAACATTTGTTAAAGGACTTAGTAAAGCAATGAGTCCTGATAATCAGGAGAAGTTATTTAAGGCAGTACAGAAGGGTATGCAAGTACAAGTTCAAGAAGATTTTAATGAAGTTTCATATCATTTGTATGAGATTGCACCTAAATTAGATGAGCAGGGTTTAAGAGAGGCATACTTTAATGGCGAAATATTTAAAGAAGGATCCATTGTTGAAAACATCAACACAGGGATCCTTTCTAAGATTGTTAGTCGTGGTAGCAATTACGTCATCTCTATTGATGAGCATGATAATATTTTTAGGGGTTGGTTGAAAGATATTGTAGAAGTTAATGATTATACTGACCCATCTAGTCGTGAGTGGGGTACTGATAGTCTCACTAATTACGTTAAGAAACTCACTCCTGGAGAGTTTGTAAAGAAGATAAATAAAAAGGACAAGACCTCTCAATAACATGTTAGATACCAAAAACGAATTGCCTGATATGACTGCTGCATATCAACAAGTGCAAGAGAAAAAGAAAAAAGATTCTGAAGAGCGTTGGCAAGACGATGATGGTGATGGAAAGTGGTACGAGAAATCTGACACTGATGGTAAGATTTCAAAGAGAGAGAAGGAAGAGAAGAAGAAAAATCAGAAGGAAGAAGTAGAGATTGTTAACGAAATCTCTCCTGACCTAGCACTTAAGGCATCTAAGAAAGCAGATGTTGAACGTGGTAAGAAGGCTGCTGCTGGTGATAAGGAAGGTGCTGCTAAGAAATCTGCACAAGCATCAAGACTATACAAAGCACAAGCTAAGAAGAGACTTAACAGAGAAGAGACTGAGATCATTGATGATCTAGTAGAGTCTGGTCTGTTTAGTGACGAAGAAATTAAATCTATTCTAAATTTAGAGGAGGAGTGATGCTTACTTTTAGAGAACTTTCAGAAAAGAAATCTAAGATTAAAATAAATCCAAAGCAAGCAGATCTTACAGAGAAAGATAAAAAAAATAAAGAAGTATCTTGTGAGTCTGTTGATCTAACTGAAGAGTGGATTAATGCTAGTGTAGAAGTTGCTTCCGAGTACTTCTATGCAGAAGGTATCAATGAAGATGGTTTAGATCAGATCATTGATGAAGTTGGACTAGAAGACTTTGTAGATTTTGTTATTGATCCTATTGAGGAATTGAATGAGGAGAGGTCAGCAAGAAAGGCATCAGTTAAAGCACCTTCATACGAGAAGGTGAAGGCTGCTGTTGATAAGACTGATGCTGCTAAGAAGAAAGCAGGTAAGGGTGAGTACTCTAAGTCATATGCCAAGAGGTCTGGTGAGACTGAAGATAGTACCGATTATAAAGAGAAAGCACCTGCTAAGAAGAAAGCAAAACCAGTTGCTAAGGCTACTGTAAGGAAACCAGCAGTAAAACCTAAGAAGAAAGCAGAGACGGTTGCTAAGGTAGAGAAGGCAGTTAAGACTGCTAAGAAAACCCAACCAGCAAAACCTACTTCCAAGAAAGGATTGTTAGGTAAGGTAGGTGATGCTGTTAAGAAGGGTGTTGAGAGACACAACAAAGCAAGAGCAGCAGGTAAAGTACCAGAGAAACGTGTGAAGGAATTCGCAAAAGGATTTAAGAAAGGTGTTAGTGGCACTCTTAAATTTGCTGGTAAGGTTAAGAAGGCTGTTAGTGAAGAGACAGTTGAAGAAACCATCACTAGTGAAACCAACCTCTTAACATTTAACGAGTTAAATCGTTACGGTAAAGAGACTGGTAAAGCAACTGGTTCGGCTAATAAGAGAGAGGGTTCCCCTGTAAAAAAGGGTGGTAACCGTAAGGATCTCGCACTCCTTGCGGTTCGTAATATGATTCGTAGAGAGACAGGTAAACCTGAAGGTCAACGTAAGAAGACTAAGGGTGAGAAAGGTAACCGTCAGTATGGTGATAGGAAAACTACACCAGCAGATACAATTGCAAAACGTCGTCAGTCAAAGAAAGATGCTGACGCAGCTATGAGGGATACTCGTGGAACATAACGAAGACTGGAAACCTGAGATAGAACATATCAAGGGTTCCGACTTACTAAAGAAAAAGAAGAAGAAGGTGGATCTACCACCTCATCTTCGCTTGTCTGCTATGAAGAAAGCATTTGCTCATACCAATGAGGAGAATGCTCTAGAGAAACGTGCGAAAGAAAACGAAAAGGCTAGGAAATGGTTGAAGAAAGATGCTAAGAAAAGTGGGTACACTGACATAGCATTAAGAGCATCGATGTCTAAGGGTGCTGGTGTATCAGAAGGTGTTGGTAAAGAAATTGTGAAAGGTTTAAAACGCCATAAAGATGCAGTAGAGAAAAAGAAAATTAAGAATAGAAAAGCAGTTCCCTATGCAGCATTAGCAGCAGAACATACACCAAAGGGTACTTCTTTAAATGAAGTTAGCAGTTATAAAGATTTCATGAAGGATAAGGAGAAGACACAAGAAAGGTTGGCAAAGAAAATCTCCGATAGAAAAGAAAAGGATAAGTTATTCGTTGATATAAAGAAGAAGGGTATTAAATTTTATGATAAGAAAGGGTCAGGAAGAATACAAGGCGGTAGAAAAGTATACGACTAGGGATATATAATACAGTTGTATACAATTCAATGAC